CAAATAATGGCCCAATCACTTCATTAGTGATTTCCAATACTGGCGGCAACTGGGCTGGCGGCACACTCAAATTCTATGGAGTTAAATAATGACTAAACCAATGATAAGAATACATAATGTCACAACAAATGAAATCGTTGATAGAGAAATGACCGATGAAGAATTTGCTCAATACGAAGAGCAAAAGGTCAAAGACCAGTTAGCGGTTGAGCAAGAAGCAGCAAAGGCAGCCGAAAAGCAAGCCTTATTTGATCGGTTAGGCATTACAGCAGACGAAGCTCGCCTGCTGTTATCCTAGAACAATCTATAAAGATTGTTCCAGCCAACTTAGGCTATCTTCATCCCAATACCACATACCCTCTGTGGGCATAGGCGTTGGCGGTGGAGGTGGAAATTCTAGCACTAACACTGGAAATAACGGTGGCGGAGGTGGCGGTGCGGGTGCAATAGGTGGAGATGCTTCAGGAACAACTGCTGGTAGCGGTGGTAATGGAGTTGCAGTATCCATTACTGGTTCTTCTGTAACTTATGCTGGTGGAGGCGGTGGTTCTACCTATAGCGGTGCATCAACTACTGGAAACGGCGGAACTGGTGGTGGTGGACAAGGTGCAAAAAACCAAGCAACAACTGTTCAAGCAACAAGTGGTACAGCCAATACAGGTAGTGGTGGTGGCGGAGCAAGTCATAACAGTACAGCAACTGCTGGCGCAGGCGGCTCAGGTATAGTTATAGTTAGATACGCCAAATAATTTTATATAAAAAAATAACCCCCAGACCAAAATCTGGGGGTATTTTTATTCCCTAAAATTAACCAGGGAATTTATGAAGCCACTTATTCACAGCACCTTTATTATAAGATGACCATGAACTCCAATCAATACCGCCCTTTGTCATGCGATATGCAATTTGTGCATTTATGACGGGATTGAAAAGATCAGCATTATGCTCTAGATCAAATCGCTCACGGCGATCCTCTCCAAGAACATCTAGCATATTGATTTGAAAGACGCCAAATGAGGAGTCTCCAGTTTTGATGTTTCCGTTAAAAGCAAACGGGCGACCATTGGATTCAGCCTTAGCAACTGCGTAGGCAGTTCTTAAAGCCTTTCCTTTGAACCCCACTGCTTCAAGTAATTCAACTAACTGGCTGTCAGTCAAACTTGTCGCATTTTTATACTTAGTAAGTATTTTTTCATTTTTATCCTCAGAAAGCAGAAAAGCCACCTCTGGGGTGGCAAAGACTATTCCTTCTGATTTTGATAAATTGTTTTTGGTAGCATGAGACGGTATAGAACCTAAAATAGATACCAACAGAAACGTACTACCTATTACCCCTACAAGCATTTTATTATTTGTCAAGTTTATCCTCCTAAAATGCATATGACACCATATACGGTGTCATACACCTAGTATAACACAAAATTACTCATAAGTACAACTCTTGTAAGTGCTATAATATAATAACTATGTCATCTGGCTCAACTCCCGTATACGATCTACCTTATCCAGTATTATCTGATCCTGTAGCAGTATCTTCAGATATACAAGCATTAGCAGAACAAATTGAAAATGTTTTGCCTTCTATTGGACTTCCTTTACATACCCTTGAAGTTTCAAACAATAGTGGAGATAATATTGATAAAGGTGATCCTGTATTTATATCAGGATATGATTCTATAGAAAATAAACCAGAAATATCTAAATGTGATTCAACAGATATAAATACTTTTCCTGTAGCAGGATTAGCCCAAACAGCAATAGCAGATGGATCTAGTGGAGTAATTGTTTTATCTGGTGTATTTTCAGGAGTTGATACTGCTGCTTTTACTTCTAGTTCTATTTTGTATACCGCCGATGGCGGGGGTCTTACAGATGTTCAACCAAGTTCAGGCTCTGGTGCAGTTGGCGTTGTTGCATATGTTGCTGTAAATGGAATTATACTTGTAGGGGCAGTTCGTGGCAACGGCACTTGGGGATCAATAAAGACAGGATTATCATAATGGCACAATATAGAAATCAATCACCATATCAAATTGGTTCTGAGCCACCACAATCTATATGGACAATTGTAAGAGGAGATACTGCTTCTTTTAAAATGTATGTCCAAGATGATGCAGGAGAACCTTTAGAAATTTCTGATTGGACAATTGAAATGGATTTTTATCGTCCTTCAACTACCAGCGTTGTTTTGACAGTTACCCCAGAAGCAGACGAAGATGATGGTCCAGGAGAATTCACGGTATATCTAGAATATGATGAAACAGAAATTTTAGAAACAGATGATGAATTTGATATTCAAATGGCTACTACAGCCAATGCAATTGTATGGACAGTTTTGCAGGGTACTATAAATATGGTTGAGGATATTACAGACTAATGGCTACAGCAACTGTCATACCTACTGACAGTAAAAGAGTCATTGAGGTAATTCAAACTTGTAGATCTAGAAAAGCAGTTGTTATTTCTGATTTACCGTTTTATATTAGGGTTACTAATATTGTGGTTCCTTCTTATTCCCCGCAAAATGTACCCCCAATTGGCCTTGCTATCATTGGTATTAATAACTACATTTTATGATATAATCACAATATGGCCATTCTACCAATTAATCAACTAAAAGCAAAGTTTGAAACAGGCGATAGGCCTAGTGGTGCAGATTTTACAGATCTAATTGATACTACTTCATACCGTGCTGATTCCATGGGGGCGGATGGAAATAACTCCGTAACAATCAACGGTATTGAATCAGCCACAGTATTTGACACAATAGACACATCTACCTGGAGAACAGTTAAATACCTTATCCAAGTATCCAATGCTTCAGGAAGTGCTTATAGAAGTACTGAAATAAACTTAGTTTTTGATGGTACCAATCAAAATATTACAGAATTTGCCTCAGTAGCAAATACTGGAAATAATGTAGGAAATATAACTGCTAGTTTAAATTCTGGTACAATTAGCATGACGGTTACACCAACCCTAACGCCGATGACCATAAGGTATTACCGTACTGGTTTGAAGGCATAGACCCACAAGGAGATAAAGAATGGCAACAGTCGACAAAGCCTTTCGCATCAAGAACGGCCTGGTAGTAGAAGGATCATCTGCTACAGTTAATGGCTCTAATGTTCTTACAGAAGCGAGCACAGAATTCCTCCAAGATACAACTGGAGCGATGTTTACAAATGGTACCCAAACAGGTATTACATTTACTTATAATGATGAAACTGGCACAATTAATGCCGCAGTATCAACAACACCAGAGTTCGCAGATAGAATTATTTTTGAAGGTACAACTCCAGATGCTCACGAGTTAACACTTCTAGTAGTAGATCCTACAACAGATGTTACTGTAACACTTCCAAATGCTACAGATACTTTGGTCGGTAAGGCAACAACAGATACTCTTACAAATAAAACAATTTCTGGAACATCTAATACTCTTACAAATATTGGAAATGGTTCATTAACAAACTCTACTATTTCTGACAAGGCACTAGGAACTAACCTAGATGCGCTGACAATTTCAACAGGTCTAAGTGGAAGCACATACAACGGTTCATCAGCAGTAACAATTGCGATTGATTCAACAGTAGCAACAACATCTGGAACACAGACACTTACAAACAAGTCTGTTTCTCTTACTTCAAATACTTTGACTGGTACAATTGCAGAGTTTAATGCTGCACTTTCAGATGCTGACTTTGCAACTATTGCTGGAACAGAAACTCTTACAAATAAGACACTTACCTCTCCAGTCGTTACAGGACTTACACTTAATGACTCAAGTATTATCTTTGAAGGTTCATCAGTAGATTCAAACGAAACAACTCTTACAGTTACAAATCCAACAGCAGATCGTACAATTACTCTACCTGACGTAACTGGTACAGTAGTAACAACAGGAGATACAGGATCTGTTACAAATACAATGCTTGCAGGATCAATTGCAAATGAAAAACTTGCAAACTCTTCTATCACAATTAATGGTACTGCAACAGCACTTGGTGGATCAATCAATATCACTTCTGGTGTTTCTAGCGTGAGTGGTACAACAAGTCAGATTGCAGTAAGTTCAACTACTGGTGACATTGTTCTATCTCTTCCAAATACAGTAGTATTTCCAGGAACTGTAACTCTAAATGCAGATCCTTCACAGGCTCTAGAAGCAGCAACAAAACAATATGTTGATTCTGTAGCACAAGGATTAGACGTTAAAGCATCTGTAAGGGTTGCTACAACTGAAAATGGAACACTTGCCACTGATTTTGATAATGGAAGCGTAGTAGATGGCGTAACTCTTGCAACTGGTAACAGAATTCTTATTAAGGATCAAACAGATGCAACTGCTAATGGTATTTATGTAGTTCAAGCCTCTGGAGCACCAACTCGTTCATCAGATATGAATGAAGGTAGTGAATTTCCATCAGCCTTTACATTTGTTGAGGCAGGAACTTCAAATGCAGACAAAGGTTTTGTTTGTACAAATAATTCTGTAACTATTGGTGTAACAGAAATTACTTTCTCACAATTTTCTGGAGCAGGAACATTTGTTGCTGGAAACGGATTAACACTAACTGGTAACTCATTCAGCATCAATACTGCAGTTACAGCAGATCTTACTACAGCACAGACTTTTACAAACAAAACTTTAACAAGTCCAACACTTACTACACCAACAGTAACTGGTCTTAAGTTAGATGATTCAAGTATTGTTTTTGAGGGTACAGAAAATGATCATGAAACAACATTAACAGTAACGGATCCAACAGCAGACCGTACAATTACACTTCAAGATGCAACAGGTACACTAGCCTTTACATCTGACATTGAAACATCAATTGATGCATTCGGTAACGCAGTAACTGGCAATACAGGAATCACAGCATCTTATGCTTCAACAAACAATGTTCTTACAATTAGTAACGCAGGTGTAACAAGCATTACTGGAACTGCAGATCAGATTACAGCATCAGCATCAACTGGTGCAGTAACTTTATCTCTACCACAGAGCATTGCTACAACATCTAGCCCAACATTTGCAAGCATTGGTGTTGGATATGTAACACTTACAGATGCTCTTATGGGCACTGCTACAACAAGCGTTACATCAACTAGCGCAACTGTAGTAGATTCATGGGCAGCAGCAACATTTAAGTCTGCTAAGTACGTAGTTCAAATGCGTAATGGAAATGACATTGAGGTTCTTGAGGTTCTTGTAACCGTAGATGGAAATAACAATGTCTATCTAACTGAATATGCAGATGTTCAGAGCAATGCACAAATCGGCACAATTGATGCAGACTACTCAGGATCAAATGTTCGTCTACTCGTAACATCAACAAACGGAACAACAGTAAAGGTACACAGAACGCTAATCGAAGCGTAAAGTGAACCACGAAGGGACAGTGAACTTCAGTGGCAACAACTGATAGAGACTTTGTAGTAAAACAAGGCCTTAAGGTCGCCACTGGAGTTACATTCCCAGATAACTCAGTTCAAACCACAGCCTTTACAGGCTCTGCTATTACTGTAGGAAGTACTTTTCCTGTAAGCCCATCAAATGGGGCAATGCATTTAGATACAAATACAAATCGTATTTATTATTATTATAGTGCTACCTGGTATGCAATGGCTAATTATGATGATACTGCTACCGTCACAGATCACACACACAATGTTGACGGCTTTGTAGACAGTATTTATCAATATCAAGGAAACGGTCCTGAAGGTCAATGGCTTGGTACTTCACTTGATGGCGGTACACCAGCAACAACATCTTTTGCTATGGTAATAGATGGCGGTAGTGCAGCATGACAAATTTTGGTATAATGGAAGATAACTTGGAGGTTTGCTGTGGCCGTTAGAATTCAAATGCGTAGGGGCACTAGTTCCGAATGGAACGATGCAGATCCAATTCTTAATGAAGGTGAACTTGGGTATAACTCTACTCTTGGACAACTTAAGGTTGGAGATGGCTCTACGATCTGGTCAGAACTAACCTATCTTGCTACAGATGCAGAATTAGTTACAAGCCTTGAGGGTTATATTGAAACATCTGAAAAAGGCGCTGTTGATGGTGTAGCAGAATTAGATTCTAATAAAAATGTTTTAACTAGAGAATCTGTAATTTTTGAAGGTGCTACAACTAACTCATATCAAACAACTCTTGTTACAGTAGATCCTACTGCAGATCGAACCATTACTCTTCCAGATGCTACTGGAACTTTAGTTATCTCAAGCGACTATGGAAGCGGAATTGGAACATGGCTTGGTACCCCTTCATCTGCAAATCTTGCATCTGCAATGACAGACGAAACAGGGTCTGGTTTATTGGTATTTAATACAAGCCCTTCAATTGAAACATCTTTAACAACCGCATCCACATCTTTTGATCTTTTAAATACAACCGCAACAACTATTAATTTTGGCGGTGCTGCGACAGTATTGTCAATTGGTGCTACCAGCGGTACGGCAACATTTAACAACAGTGTAGTTATTACTGGAGATTTGACAGTTAATGGAACTACTACTACAATTGATACACAAACACTTCAGGTAGAAGATAAAAATATTGTTATTGCTTATGGAAATACTTCAGACGCTGGTGCTGACGGTGGTGGTATTACATTATTGGGAGCAACCAATAAAACATTTGAATGGATAGACGCAACTGATGCTTGGACATCTTCAGAACATATGAATCTTGCTTCTGGTAAGTCATTTAAAATTAATAACGTAGCAATTACTGCTGCTCTTCCTGGTTTAACATGGGGAGAAGTAAAAAATGGTAAGTCTGGTCTTGTAATTAGTTAAGTACTTTGTAAAATTAAAAGTACTCAACCTTAACTTCATAGTTAAAGTTTATAAAATCGTTATAAATCAATTTATTTTTAATTAAAATTTGTGCTATACTTGGGAGTACTTTACGATTTGTAAAGTTCTAATATTATTTTTAGTGAGAGGTTCGTAAATTAAATGTCAGACGTATTTTCTTTTAGGCTATTGGATGAATTTGTTAATAAATATAAAGATGTTGAGCCTCCTTTTGGCTTTACCGACGCAGGTGGCAACTCTTTAGGTGAGGTAACTTTTATCCGCACATATTCAAGAGTCAAAGAAGATGGCACAAAAGAACGATGGCATGAAGTTTGTAAGCGGGTAATTGAAGGAATGTATTCTGTTCAAAAGAATCATGCTAAAGAAAACCGCCTTCCTTGGAATGACAATAAGGCACAGAAGTCTGCCCAAGAAGCCTATGATCGTATGTTTAATCTTAAATGGACCCCTCCAGGTCGTGGGCTATGGGCTTTTGGTACCCCTATGACGATGGAGAGACGCAATTCTGCGGCCTTACAGAACTGTGCCATGGTATCTACTAGGGACATTGATAGAAACGACCCTGGGGCCCTTTTTGGCTGGGTTATGGATGCTCTGATGCTTGGTGTGGGGGTAGGATTTGACACCCTTGGACAAGAAAAGGGTATGGAAATATATGCCAATACCAAAGAAGAAATAGCATATCAAATACCTGATACAAGAGAAGGATGGGTAGAATCTGTAAGACTACTTATTAACTCATATTTGAAACAAGGTCAGGCTAAGATTAATTTTGATTATTCTTTGATTAGACCATTAGGTGCACCTATTAAAGGTTTTGGTGGTACCGCTTCAGGTCCAGAGCCATTGATTAAATTACATGAAACCATTCGTAAAGTAATTGGAGATAGAGCAGAAGATATTCTTGATTCTCGTGCAATTGTTGATATTGTAAATCTTATTGGAACTTGTGTGGTTGCTGGTAATGTTCGTCGTTCTGCTACCCTCGCACTTGGCGCTCCAGAAGATAAAGATTTTATTAACTTAAAAAATGCAGAAGTTTTTCCCGAAAGAAATTCTTATGATCCAGAAAATCCTGGATGGGCTTACATGTCCAATAATTCTATATCTGCAAAAGTAGGCACAAACTATGAAGACTATGTTGATTTAATCGCTAACAATGGAGAGCCAGGATTTATTTGGCTTGATGTTATTCGTAAGTATGGAAGACTAAATGATATTTCAGATAATAAAGATTATCGTGTTATGGGCATGAATCCTTGTGCTGAGATGTGCCTTGAAAGCACTGAAATGTGTACACTTGTTGAAGTGCATTTAAATCGTCATGAATCTAAGGAAGATTTTTTGCGTACTTTAAAGTTTGCATATTTATATGGAAAAACGGTCACATTAATGGCAACACACTGGCAAACAACAAATGCAGTAATGCAAAGAAATAGAAGAATCGGAACTTCTTTGACTGGGATTGCTTCTTTTACTGATCAAAATGGAGTGCCAACAGTTCGTGACTGGATGCATAGTGGATATGAGACAATTAAAAATTATGACAAGGCATATTCTGAGTGGCTGTGTGTACGTGAATCAATTCGTGTAACAACAGTAAAACCATCTGGATCTGTTTCTATTTTATCTGGAGCAACACCAGGAGTTCATTGGTCTCCAGGAGGAAAATATTTTTTACGTGCAATTAGGTTTAGTTCGCTGGACCCAATGGTTCACTTATTTAAAGCAGCAGGCTATAAAATAGAAAACGATGTATATTCTGATAATACTTTGGTTGTTTATTTTCCAGTAGCAACACCACATAAGAGAAGCGAAAAAGATGTTACTCTTTGGGAAAAGATTAGTTTGGCAGCATTAACTCAAAGATATTGGTCAGACAATGGAGTTTCCGTAACACTTTCTTTTGATAAAGAAAAAGAAAAAAAGGATATTGCTCCAGCCTTGCACATGTTTGAAGGACAACTAAAGGCTGTTTCGTTTTTACCAATGGGAGATGAGGTTTACCCTCAGCAGCCATATACATATCTTTCAGAAGAAGACTACAACGCTTACATTGGGAAAATTGCTAAAATTGACTGGTCTGCAATTTATGAGGGTATAGAGAATTTGGATGCGATTGGGGAGAAATACTGTAACAACGATAATTGTGCAATATAGTATGGTACAATTATCTTATGTTTGACAAAGTACAAAAGCACACAAAAGCCTGCTCTGCCACTTCTTGTAAAAAAGAAGTTCATGCAAAGGGGCTTTGTCACAATCATTACAGAGAGCAAAAAAGAAGAGCCTCTGGTAGCAAGCCTAGAGCAAAAAGACCAGGTATTTGCGTAGCATATAAATGTACAAGAAAACACTATTCTATGAATTATTGCGCCGCACACTATGCTAGATTTAAAAGTGGTGGAGATATTCAAGAAAATAAACCAGTAAAAGTTTTAAAATATAATCAGACTGGATGCCAGATTACATTTTGCAATAAGCCACACCACGCAGGAGGCCTTTGCAGAACACACGATACTACAAAAAGAACCTATAGCCTTTCAACAGAAAGAATTGTCTCTATGCTTTCTAATTCTTGTGAGGTTTGTGGCTCTTCAGAAGGCCTGACAATAGACCATGATCATAATTGTTGCAATGCAAGGTTTTCCTGTGGCCAGTGTGTTCGTGGAACTTTATGTCAACATTGCAATAGATCAATAGGACAAGCAAAAGAAAGTTCTGCAATTTTAAGACTTTTGGCAGACTATGTTGATAAATATAGTAAAGCCTAGAACTGATATAATAAAGGTAGGAGAAATATGACTACCCCATCTAACTTATATGCAGAAAAGATATTTGCAGAACACCCTACAATTTTATGGGCGTTAGATGATCAGGCTGACTATATTAGTCTTATTGATGAAACAGATAGAGATCTAGGTCTTTGGACAGTTACAAACGGTACAGCAACAAGTTCTTCTTTTTCAAATGAGCCCTTTCCAGATAGCGTAACATCTTTAATTGAAGGAGATGTTCCAGCGGTAACCTCAGAAAGTGTTGTCTGTGTTAGCCAAAATATTATAAACTTTACAGAAATAGATCAATATCTAAAAACATTTTGTGTTGGTGCATATTTTTATTCAGAGAGTCCCTATTTAACAGCGGTATCAATAGGATACCAATATACAGATACAACTTCTTCACAAGTTATAGAAAGACTTCAAACCTTTAATACCAACTCTTTTCAGGCTTGGAGTTTTGTTTCTGGTACCTTTGAAATACCAGATGAAGATACAGAATTAAGAATGGTTATAGAGTTTCAATATGATCAGGGCGGAACTACATCTGATTATACATTTTATGTAAATGGTTTTACTCTTGGACAATGGTCAGAAGATTTTAATACCGTTTCTTTAGGTGTTACTCCAGTTTCATTGCCATCAAACATTCCACTAACAACTGCTCAGGCTATTCCCGCAGATCCTTATGGTCTTGGTGGACAAGTTGGATATTATTTAATTAATGATAATAATTTAAAGGCTCGTAATACTGCCCTTCCAATGGTTTTTGGTGCATCAAACATTACAAGGCTAAGAGAAAATGATGGAGAGCCATCTCTCATCGTTCCTGGCAAAGGCTTTTTAAATAAAGATGGTCAGTTTAAAGATTACACTGTTGAGTTTTGGATGAGGGTAAACTCAAATACATTTGATCCTAAAAGAATATTTGGTCCTATAGCATCAACAGATGGGTTATATATTGAAGGTGGATTTTTAACTTTAGTTATTGGAAAACAATTTTCCTCACACTTTGTTGGTGAATGGTTTAGGCCTATGCTAATTCATATTAGAATGATTAGAAATAATGTTAGCGTACTAATTAATGGAGAAGAAGTCATAGGCTTAAGTATCAATACAGACACTTTGGACTTACCTAATATTGTAGACGCATACGGAGATGATCAAGACTGGCTTGGATTTTATGCATATGAAGAAGTAAGTCCAATTGAGTTAGATTGTGTTGCTATCTATCCGTACTCTGTTGCGGTAACGGTAGCAAAGCGTCGTTGGGTTTATGGTCAAGGAGTTCTTTCTCCAGAAACTATTAACTCTGCTTATGGAGGAACACAGGCGTTTATTGATTATCCGTTTGCTGATTACACTGCAAACTATAACTATCCAGACTTTGCTCGTTGGGACCAGGGTACGTTTGATAATCTCGTAACAACAGAAACATCTATAACAACTCCAACCTATTCTTTACCACAGATAAGCACTGGTACAAAAACGCTACAAGAACTCTATGATGATAATCAGGCAATTCAAGATCCCAATGATGATACCTTCATAACATTTAGACCAAATACCTCTTGGGTTTCTGTTCAATCATATTTTAATTTTCCACAGTTTAATATTATAAATGACGGTATTTATAGCATCTACGGTGTGTTTTCTTCAGATGATTTATTAACAGAAGAACTTTTATTTAAAATTTATAACCCACTAACTGGAAACTCTTTTAGCATCAGAAAAGACTTAGATGAAATTCATTATTCTTTAACTTTTAATGGTACAGAAGAAGAAATATACACTACAGACATAATTGTAGAAGATGAAAAATATGCTGCTGGTATTCAGATTCAAGCCCTGTCTAGTTATTTTGGCGGTAATGTAGCAGCATTCTTTGGTAATCAAAATGGATTAAAAATGTATGTTGGTGGAGATGGAACAGACACATATCAGTTCACTGGAAAGATCTATTCTGTAGGATTATCAACATCGTACAATGCATTTGAGATTGAAGATCATTTTGAGTTAAATGGAACGGCAATCTTGGATAGTTATTTGGCTACTGGTTCAGCAGAATCAGAAAATGCTAAGGCGCTTCTTGCTCATACCGCAAGTTATACCCTTTTGCCTACAGAGGCATATGATACATATTATTTAGATATTGGAGTTGCGGGGTATTGGGAAGATTATTTGCCACTATCATATTTTGCTCAATTTGTTACAAACGAAGAAGGTGGATCATACTACGATCTAGACTTTATTCAGTTTAATATTGGATATCCAAAGCCATCAAAACTGTTAGAAGATGAAACTACATCATCTTGGACTTATGAAGAACTGTTTCAAGAATATCGTCATCCAGTTCAGAGAACATATAATGATTTAGACAATTATCTGTTTACTGGTTGGAACAACTATGAGGATATGGAGTCTAATTCTCTTAAGTTTTATGAATACGACACCACAGAAGCATCAATTAGAAGTTATTTAACTTTCCAGTATGTTGCTGAGGGTGCCAACTCGCCACAGTCTGCTTTTACTACTATAGAGCCACCTAAAGAAGGGTCTGTTATAGACATTTCAGATTATCAGTATTGGGATGTTACAAAATTTGAGGTAGTAGATAACACCTTGGTTTATCCTAACAAGTCTGCTGACTTTAATGATTTAGCAATTGTTTATCACCTTGAGTTTAATATTCGTGGTATTTTAACAAAGCCAATTACACTTCGTAGACTTGAACTTGCATCTCAGGCGTTTAATGATAATTCATTTAATCCAGTTGGAACACGATTTGGTGTTGACCTATTCCCATACACACGTGCTGGCCTTTACTATGACTATAAAGCAAAAAATCCTTTCAGCATTTACAAGGGCAGTACTCCATATTTATATTTAAATAGAACTTCTGGCATAGAAATACGAGGACAGTATGATCCACAGGTAAGTCGTGGAATTGCTATTCCAATTAATAGCACAATTGCTGATAACTATCGTGTAAGCGCCATGCAGATGTGGATGAGATCTGATTTAGATAAATTTCCATTAGCAGAAACAGAACTATTTGAAATTGAGTATAAGGGTGACACAATTAAGTTTTTTATGGAGGCTTTGGATAGCGATGGGTCAAGAGCAAGGGTATTTGCAAAAAGCGTAGCAACTGGTGGAAATTTTAATGGTCTTGCCTATTATTGGAACGGTACTTTAGTAAGAGAGCCAGTAATAACAATTAAAGAGTGGGGAGTTCTTGGTCTAGCATTTTCTACATCCCTTAACTTTGATTTATATCTGGGCGGTATTAATCTTAATGGTCCAGTGGTGTTTAATAATATTGCTTATTACCAGGCAAATAATCTTCAGCAGGTCCAGAGTAATCTTACAAGGCCATGGCTCAGAGTAAAAACTGACGGTATAACAAACTTTGAATGGGAATTCTGGCTTAATAATTTTATCTGGGAAGGTGTTCTTATTATTTCCTCATCTGAACTATATGGGGTAAATCCAGTAGATGTATATAAGACCTATCTTGGAACAAATAAGATTATTATTGATGATGATGAAGGACTTAGTATTGAACCGAACGAATTAAGCCTATATTCAGAGGTAATCTGGTCAACCAATGTTGCAACACCAGTATAATCTGCTATACTTGTGGTATGAGTTCTAAAAATAATCCATTGATTAACCCTAAAACTGGCAAACCTATTGTAAGTAATGTTCGCCGTAAGGTCATTGAGAAAGACTACAATTGGGGTCTTTATGTTTATAAAAAGGCTAATGGCAAGTGGTTTACAGATGGAGATGGCAATGTTTTAAACATTGAGTCGCTTCGTGGAGATATTGCCCAGATTGCAAAATTAAAACAAACAGCAGTTTTCTATGGCGATGAGGGTGATGGTCAGGCGGTATTTGTGCCAGGTCTAACCAGAGTTACAGACGAAGAGTATAGCGAGCAGGTAGATAGATTTAATCAAGGACTTATTCCTTCACTAAATGATCTAGGCGCTGTTGACGCTGCACAAAAAACATTAAAAACACACGGAAGAGATGCATACGAAAATGGATAGAGAATTTGAATATATTCAAGCAAGTCTAAACACAGAAGATACAGGAAACAATCAGTTTCTTGAGAGTGACCCTTTCTTAAAATCATGGGACCAACTTAAAGATCTGTCTGGCATAGATACTAACTTCAAGCGCAGAACTAGCAGAACAGTTTCCAAGTATTCCATGGCTCCAGAGACTTACAATCCTCGTTATCCTGCAATTGCTCCAACTCCTGCATATTTAAATGATGCAAACGCCTTTCCTTCTGGAAAAGACGGGGCACAGTCAAAACAGATTAATCCTGGAACGGTATATCAAAATGGCTATGGCTTATTTGATGTAATCACACCACCATATAACCTTTATGAACTAGCAAGTTATTATGATACTTCTTTTGCTAATCATGCTGCTATTGATGCAAAGGTAGAAAATGTTGTAGGTCTTGGTTATAAATTTGAATTAACAGATAGAACAATGTTAAGGTTTGAAATGAACGATGATGATGATGCCGTTGATCGTGCTCGTCGTCGTGTAGAGCGTATGAAACTAGAGGTTCGTGACTGGCTAGAATCTTTAAATGATGAGGATACTTTTCAGCAAACAATGGAAAAGTTCTATACAGATGTTCAGGCTACAGGAAATGGCTTCCTTGAGATTGGCCGTACCGTAACTGGGGAGATTGGTTATGTTGGACACATTCCAGCAACCACAGTTCGTGTCCGTCGTTTGCGTGATGGTTTTGTACAAATCATTGGTCAGAAGTTAGTATACTTTAGAAACTTTGGTGCAAAAAATACAAATCCTCTTACTGCAGATCAAAGACCAAACGAAATTTTACATCTTAAACAATACTCTCCTTTAAATACATTTTACGGGGTTCCAGATATTCTGTCTGCCGTTTCTTCTCTTATTGGAGACTCTCTTGCTGCTCAGTATAATATTGATTATTTCCAAAACAAGGCGGTACCAAGATATATCATCACAGTAAAAGGTGCAAAATTATCTGCTGATGCTGAAGATAAGATGTTCCGTTTTATGCAAACAGGTCTAAAAGGACAAAATCACAGAACACTATATATCCCACTTCCTGGAGATACAGATGGAAATAAGGTTGAGTTTAGTATGCAACCTATTGAAAATGGTGTTCAAGAAGGTTCATTTGAAAAATATCGTAAACAAAATCGTGATGATATTTTGGTTGCCCATCAGGTTCCTATTTCAAAACTTGGCGGATCTGACTCTGCTGCTATCGCTGCTGCCCTTGCACAGGATAGAACCTTTAAAGAGCAGGTTTCTCGTCCAGCCCAACGTCATTTAGAGAAGATCGTAAATAAGATAGTTAAGGAAAAGACTGACATTCTTGATCTTAAGTTTAATGAACTTACACTTACAGATGAAATTGCCCAATCTCAGATTATTGAGCGGTATGTCAAGACTCAGGTTATTACTCCAAATGAGGCACGTGAAATACTAAACATGTCACAGCGTCCAGATGGAGATGACCCATTTACAATGAGTGCTAGACAAGCCACAGATGCTAGGGCAAACTTGGCGGGTAACAGAGAAAGAGATGCTGAAAGAGCAAATAATGAATCAGATTCTCCTACAACCATATCTGGAAGAAATGCACAAGGTGAAGGCAGATCGTCTCAATAGTTGAGAAAGCATTATAAACTAATGCTATAATAATACTGCCATGACTATAAATAAAGCACACTGGATTACTGATGGCGACAATGTTCGCTTTTCTATGCCTATTGGCAAAGTAGACCAAGAACGTCGTATTGTCTCTGGCTTTGCCACTCTAGATAACGTAGATAAGCAAAATGATATTGTTACAACAGAAGCAAGTATAGATGCATTTAAGAAATTCAGAGGGAACCTTCGTGAGATGCACCAGCCTAGCGCTGTAGGTAAGGTTGTTTCTTTTAAAGAGGATCGTTATTTTGATCCACAGGTAAAAAAGTTTTATAGCGGAGTTTATGTTTCTGCTTATGTTTCAAAAGGCGCTCAGGATACCTGGGAGAAAGTCCTTGATGGAACTTTGACTGGTTTTTCAATTGGTGGCAACATTACAAAGTCTGATGACATGTATGATGAAAAAATTGATAAATCAGTGCGTATAATTAAAGAGTACGAATTGTTTGAGTTATCACTTGTTGATAATCCAGCAAACCAATTTGCCAATGTTATCTCTATTGAAAAAGGACAACTTGGCGGGTACTTATCAAAAGCAGTTATTGATACAGTTTATTGGTGTAAGGCAGATGATATCGTAAGACTTTCAAAAGAGTCTGATGAAAGTTGTCCATCTTGCAATGGTTCAATGAAAAACATTGGATTTGTTGAAGATCAAGAAGATATCACAACAGTAAAGTTCTTAGTTGATAGTGCAAAAGGCATTAGGACAATTAAGATTACAAAGGAGGAAAATCCTATGACAGAAGAAACAATGGAAGTTGTAGATGCACCAGTTGCAGATACAGCAGAAGTAGTTGAACATGTTGAGGTTGCTCCAGAGGCTCCAGCAGATGCTGTAGCAGAGGCTCCAGTAGATGCTCCAGCAGAAGTTTCTGCAGAAGCACCTGTTGCAGAGCCAGTGGCAGATTCAGCACCAGTAGCAGATGCTCCTGTTGTTGACATCGCAGCGGAAAAGTCAGTAGATGCAGTAGTTGATAGTGCAGCAGAGATTGCAAAGTCTGTTGCTGAGATCAATGACTCTCTTACTAATGCCTTGAGCAATCTTGCTGAAACAGTTAAGTCTATGCAGGCTAACGTTGAAGCAATCACAAAGTCCCTTGAAACAGTTACAGGCGAAGTAAAGTCTGTAGCAAATGAGGTAAGCCAAGTAAAGGGAACTTTTAATGAGTTTGGAAAGCGAGTAGATCTTGTAGAAAAAGATACTGCTTTCCGCAAGTCTGGCGATCTAGGCGAGATCGTGCAGGAGTTTCCAGAAATGAAAACTCAAAAATCCCTATGGGGCGGACGTTTCCTCAAAACAGCCGACCTATTTAATTAAAGGTATATTCACTAGGAGGTGAACAATATGTCGGAACAAGAAATCGTAAAAAATTATCCAGGTGCTCCAACCGTAGCGCATCAACACGCAGGTGATGGTGCTTTCGCTTCAGGTGACATTGGCGGTGCAACAGCAACCAGTCCAACCACATCTGATGTTGGCGCTCAACTGGGTAACATTGCTACACCAAACTTTGGTGTGACAAACGGCCCGAACGCAGTAAGTCCAACTGGTACACCAGGTGGTATTCTTCTGCCAGAGCAGGCTCGCCGCTTCATCGACTACGTGTGGGATGCAACAGTTCTCGCCAAAGATGGTCGTAGAGTTACAATGCGAGCAAACACCATGGAAATCGAGAAGGTTAACGTTGGTGAACGTGTTATTCGTGCTGCTGCACAAGCAAGCAACGATTATACAAACACAGGTGCTTCATTCACTAAGGTAGAACTAACAACCAAAAAGATTCGTCTTGATTGGGAAGTATCTACAGAATCACTTGAAGACAATATTGAAGGAGGTGCGTTGGAAGATCATCTAGTTCGCTTGATGACCAATGCATTTGCTAACGATATCGAAGACCTAGCCATTAATGGTGATGGTTCTACAGGAGCATTCCTTTCAATTATGGAAGGCTTTGTTCACAAAGTAGAAAATGACGGAGATGCTCATGAGGCACTCGTTACTGTTACTGATGACAACTGGACAACAGAGGTCATGCAGGACATCATTCTTGCAATGCCACGTAAGTATCGTGCTATCAAGCAGAACCTAAAGTTCTATGCTGGTACAGATGCTTTCCAGGGAATTGTTAAGAACAACGGTACACTCGCTGATGCAATTGCTGAAGCGTTTGCACCTCGTACTGGTGGTACAGAGCGTAACCGTCAGCAATACCTAGATGGTGTTGGACAGACATTCGGTGGAGCACGTACAACTCGTGTTCTTGGAATTGATGTTATGGAAGTTCCTTACTACCCAGCAGATTATGTCGATTTGACATTCCCTGCTAACCGTGTATGGGGTTTCCAGAGAGATATTACCGTAAACCGTGAATACAAGCCAAAGAAAGATACAATCGAGTACACAGTATTCGTTCGTTTTGGCTTGCAATGGGAAGAGCAGGATGCAGTTGCTTACGCAGATGCGGCCTATGACCCAACCGCATAGTTTGTAAAAACTAACCGATAAGGAGGGCAGGTAAAACTGTCCTCCTTTATCACATTAGGAGAACAAATGTCATATCCAGGACAACCAACAGTAAATCATCAACACAGTGGTGACGGTGCTATAGCAGTTGGCGGTATAGGAACAATCATTAGTGGACCTAATGGAATTATCACAGAAAGATATGCACTGGGATGCATACCAACACCTAATTTTGGTGAAAATGTAATTATAAGTGGGACTCCTGCGGGAGTAAGAAGAGCACAAAGTTTATACAGATAGGGATTCTGATATAATAGCAGTGGAGGAAAAAATGGCAACAACAAAAGAAGTAGTAGAAGAATTTAATAAAAAGACAGTACCGCAGTTAAAGTCATATGCTAAAAAAAATAATATTGATACATTTGGTGCAACTACAAAATTAGACTTATTAGAAGCGATTTTACCTTTTGTTCCTAGAGAGGATCATCAGGAAGTTAAATCAAGTACCGTTCAAGAAAAGGTAGCGGTATTCTCAGAAAAGAATCTTCATTGGAATGGCGTGGGGCAACTTCAAAGGGGTTATAATATTGTTACTAAGGAGGTATCCGAAAAGTGGCTAAAGCATAAGGCAGTGCGATCAGCAACGCCTGAAGAAGTAGCCAAACATTACGGCAAAGTATAATGCAGATCTTAAGACTCCCACCCTATCCCCTTTCTATCACATATGATGTGCCAGAAGCAGATACAGACTATATCCTAGTAATTAATGAGGGTACTAGAAATGTTAATGAAGTTCAAGAAACAATAACATCTTCAGCGGACTCTCAGATTTCCTATATTCTTCCAGATCTATTCAATACCTATGATGATTCTTATTCTTTAACAATTTACGACGCAGTTTACACTACCGCTTCTACAAGCGCAGAAGAGGGCGACATTGTTGTAGAAGATAATCTTGAGGTAAATAGGCCATATGTAGATCCAAATACTCTTGGCACTACCGCTACAGAAAAGGCTCAATATGCAGAATGGGAAAACTTAGCAAGAGCAATTATTGACTCCATTGTTCCTGGAGGATTTTATTATAATCGTACTTGGTATGAAACAATTGGTAACAATACCGACTTTATGCCATTATGGGCAAGAACCTATTTAATTCTTAAAGCATATGAAAATAATGAACTTGTTTGGGATAATGATGATAGCCCACAAGCACAGGGTGATGGACAATGGAATTACTTGTTAACAAAAGATAAGACTGCAATTATTAAAGACTGGGCTCAAATCACAGACTCCTATATTCGTCAAGCAGGTTTCCCAAGAGGAGTTCCACTAGCATACTCCGATTCTGTCTATATGTATGATTCAGAAGATAGCCCAAACACAATTGCCGTAGCCCCAGGAGTAACATTTCCTATGGGATGGAATTATCTGTTCCAATTAGCGACGGGATACAAAGTAGTACCTTATGATATTAAAGATGCAACTCTTATGCTTATTGATGATATTAAATGTGGTAGATTAGATTATCACAAGAGATATGTAACAAACTATTCAACAGATCAGTTTAAAATACAAGTAGATAAGGGTTCTTTCTTTGGAACTGGAAATCTTTTAGTGGATAAGATTTTGGAGAAATACATTACCAATTTTGGTAAGCCTGGGGTATTATAATGAATACCTGTGAAACTACAGATTTTGTATACCCAATGAAAGCAGATATCTACTATCCTATTATCACTCAAAATCAATATGGTCAGCCAAATAAAGAGTGGGTATTTGATAGAACTGTAGCCTGTAATGCAACAACTGTAGGTGGAGCAGGAACTGATGAATTAAAGCCAGAAGTGTTTCTACAATATGATGGCAAACTAGTTGCTCGCTCTAAGTTTGATCTTCGCATATCTTCTGATGGAACTAATAATGCTGTTAGCAATATCTTGGTTACAAACATTAGAACCGCAGCAGATACTTTAATTTATAAAGAAACTGCTGGCCCAAGAAATGGTCGTGGAACTATTTATGAAATTGGAACCATTGAACCTTTTGTTAATCCTTTTGGAAATATAGAATATTACAAGATGCTTTGGCGTAGGACAGAAAATCAAGCGGTAGGTGACTAATGAGAGCATCTCTTACGGTTAATAGTTTTGAAAAACAACTTATAAATATTGTGCAGTATTCTCTTGGCTTTATAGAGGGTGCTCAGCGTGGTAAAAAGGTATTTTTAAATAACCTTGGAAAAGCAACAATAGGCGCTTTGGGTCAATATATAGATCTTGAGGCTAGAGCAAACAGTAGTGCGTTGCATCACGTATACGAATGGTATCAAACAGGAAGCCCAGCAGCAAGATTGTTTGACATTGATTACACAGTAAGTAATCTTGGATTATCTGTTAACTCTACCTTTAAACAATCTAGATCAATACAGGCAGATACAAACACACCATTTTATAATAAGGCAAAAATAATGGAAGAGGGTATTCCAGTTGTAATTAAACCAAAAGCAAACTCTGTCTTAAGGTTTTATGAAGGTGGACAAACAGTGTTTGTTAGAAAACCTATCACAGTTAGAAACCCTGGAGGAGAAGAAGTAGAAGGATCTTTTGAAAGAGTTTTTGATGAATTTATGCAAAAATATTTTACTCAAGGGTTTTTAAGAGCAAGTGGTCTATTTGACTATATCCAAAAGCCAAGGGTATTTAAACAAAACTTTGCTGCTGGTGCAAGACAGGGTAAATCAAAAGGTATTTCAACTGGATATAAATGGATTACCAATGCTAAGATTGAGGTAGAATAATATCATGACATATGTATCTAAAATAACAGACACAGCCTTTCCCCCTATTTTTATAAACCAGTATGTTGTTGAACAATTAAAAATGTTTGATATTTTAAGTGGTTTTGAGCAGATGGTTCCTGTTTTTCCCACTACCCCAACAAATATAGAAGATGTATTTAAAAACTACATAGGGGCTCCAGGAATAGACGACCCACTATTAATTCAGTATGAAAGATTAATTAGATTTAGACCTAATGCTTTTTATAGACGTAAAAGAGAACAGGTAGTCTATTATTTATATTGCACAGATCTAAGCAAGATAACAGACGCCCATAGAGTTATAAGCGATGCCCTAGACCGTGAAGATGCTGCAGCACAGGACGTAAATGCCTGGTGTGCTGGACAGTCTCAAGCATCCCTACCATTTAATATATTCTTTCATAATATCAGGGTATACCAGGCAGACGAAACAAGAGACCTACTTGAACTGGCCTCAGCACGAACGGTATACGCAAATAAACTCATTGTAGAATACGATTATCACTCAAATAACCCTCCAGGGTACCCTTATACCTAAAAACACTGTTATAATTATGTTGAGGAAACCCGCCAAAAACTTAATATAGAAAATATTGAAAGTAGAGGTGAAAATATGGCATATACACGTGGTACATCAAACAACATTATTGTTGGTGCTGCTGCTTTCTTTGTTGCTGACGCAACATTGACCGCTGGCACACTACCTGCGTTTACATCTTCAGAGTCCTACAGAGAAACACTTGCAGACGATTCAGATTTTACAAACGTAGGTTATACCATGAACGGTCTTGAATTGCAGTTCCAACCAGACTTCGGTGAAGTACAGGTTGACCAACTTCTTGACGTTGCTAAGTTATACAAGCAAGGAATGCAAGTAAATATGGCAACTGCTTTTGCAGAGGCTACCCTTGAGAATCTTCTCTTGGCTATTGCTTCCCCAAGCGACGAACTAACAGGAACCAAATCTACTTCAGCAGGACAAACTCTTAATCTCTCCGCAGGAGACATTGGAGAATGCCCAGTTGAGCGTGGAATTGTTGCTGTTGGACCTGGAACTGGAGACTGCGAAGACTCCGCATACGTAGAGCGTGTTTACGCTGCGTACCGTGCACTCTCAATTGAGAATGTAACAGTATCCGCAAAGCGTGACGAACCTTCCATGTTTGAGGTTTCCTTCCGTCTTCTTCCTGAAGATACTAGTGCTTCATACGGCAAACTTATTGACCGTACTTGGACTCAAGCATCATAATAATCTAATTTTAGATTAATAACAAGCCCATCCCTTAAACGGGGGTGGGTTTTGTTGTATGATAGAATAGATGAAATGGCTACAGAAATATACAAGAGTGGAAATATTTTTTTAATTGACGGTACAGAATTAGAAATAACTCCATTAAAGATAAAATACCTTAGAGAATTTATGGTTGCCTTTGAAGATGTAAAACAATCAAAAGGTGATGATGAGGCTATTGAAAAATTAACAGAGTGTGCAAGGATATGCATGAAACAATACTATCCACAAATATCAAAAACAACTGAAGATATTGAGGATAATTTAGATCTTCCAACAATCTATAAAATTTTAGACATTTCAGCGGGTATTAAAATAAACCAACAATCAGAAGAAACAGTTACCAAACAAGCAACTACTAGTGGTAATACATGGGATGATTTAGATTTGGCAAAGTTAGAGTCAGAGGTATTTTTATTGGGTATATGGAAAGATTATCATGAATTAGAAAAGTCTTTATCAATGCCCGAATTATTAACAACATTGGAAAGCAAAAGGGACCTTGATTATCAGGAAAGAAAATTTTTGGCTGCAATACAGGGGGTAGATTTAGACAAGGCTACTGGCGCTGAGCGTGGTCAAAAAGAATGGGAAGACATGAAAGCCAGGGTATTTAGCAAGGGTAGTGCAAAAGATAGCAATGATATCCTGGCACTACAAGGAGAAAATGCTAGAAAAGTAGGGTTTGGTATAAATATGGGTATCGATTATGATGATATGAGAGACCCATCTGTTATGAAATCTTAATTTAAAAAAACAGCGTTTTGTGCTATAATTAACATAACCTATATAGGAGGAAATAATGGCAACAACTGTGCATGAGTCTAAAGAACTCACGCTTATGGACGGGACAAAAATCTCAGTTCGCCCTCTAAAAATTTCTCTTCTTCGTCCTTTTATGAAGAAGTTTGAGGGAGTTGCAGCGGTGGCGGATGATAACGAGAAGTCTATGACTCTTCTTGTAGAATGCGTTGCAATTGCAATGCAGCAATACAAGCCAGAGTTGGCCGATCTCTCAAAACTTGAGGATATTCTGGATCTGCCAACCGTATATAAGATTGTTGAGGCTGCATCAGGTACACAACTTGCTGCTGCTGAAGACGCTCTTAGCAACTAAAACTAAAGAGGTGAGAAGTGGCTGACGTTAATGCTAATATTGGCGTTAATATTGATACGTCGAATGCATTAGCACAACTAAAAGCATTACAGCGTCAGATCTCACAATTTCATACATCAATTGCTAGAAGCAGCGAAACCGCTGGACTGGCACAACGTGATCTGCAGAAGAATTTCCTTAATAGCATAAATGCTATTGGATCTTTTTCTGCAGAATTACGAACTGTTAAAACAACAGCAGAGTCTTTTACTGATTCTTTAGAAAAAAACAAGTTTTCAATGCGGGAATACTTCCGCTTTGCTGGTGCATCAACAAAAACATTTGGTAAGTTATTTACTTCTGAATTTGACACAATAAATAAAGTAGCAGAACAAAATGTAAAACGTCTTCAAACTCAGTATGTTAAGATGGGGCGTGATGCAAGTGGTGCAATGCGAGCAATTGCGATTATGCCAAATGAACTTGACATGTCAAAAATGTCAACTCAGTTACAGATGGCAGCGCAAAGACAATCTTTATTTAATCAACTAGTAAAACAGGGCTCTACAAATCTTTTAAATTTTGGTAAAAATACACAGTGGGCTGGTCGTCAGTTGATGGTTGGCTTTACCTTACCACTAGCAACTCTTGGAATGACAGCATCAAAAACATTTATGGATATGGAAACTGCTGCCATTAAATTTAGAAAGGTATACGGAGATTTATTTACTCCAGAAGCAGAAAGACAGCAAGCACTTGCTGATATAGAGGCTTTAGGACAATCATTTACTAGATACGGTATTGCAGTTTCTCAAACTGTTAGCCTAGCAGCAGACGCTGCAGCAGCGGGTTTTCAAGGTTTAGATTTACAAAGGCAAGTAACAGAGGCAACAAGGCTTCAAATTCTTGGACAACTTGATCAACAAAAGGCACTTGAAACAACAATTTCTTTGCAAAATGCTTTTCAGTTACAGTCTGAAGAATTAGCAGAGGCAATTAATTTTCTAAACGCAGTAGAGAATCAAACTGTTGTATCTCTTGACGACATTACTACGGCTATTCCTAAAGCAGCACCAGTTGTAAAACAACTTGGAGGAGATGTAAAAGATTTAGCATTCTTCTTAACTGCTATGAAAGAAGGCGGTGTTAATGCATCTGAAGGTGCTAACGCACTAAAGTCTGGTCTTGCATCTTTGATTAATCCTACAGACAAAGCAAGAGATATGATGAAGGGCTTTGGAATTGATATTGATTCCATTGTAAACAGAAATGCAGGAAACGTAAAACAAACAGTTATTGAATTTGCTACTGCTCTTGATAGTTTGACAGATTTAAATAGACAAAGAGCAATTGAGCAATTGTTTGGTAAATTCCAATTAGCACGTTTATCTACATTATTTCAAAATGTTATTCAAGATGGAAATCAGGCATCTAGGGTAATTGATTTAACAACAGCATCAACTGAAGAATTAGCAAGAATGGCTGAGTCAGAATTAGGTATGACTGCTGACTCTGGAATGATTAAGTTTCGTAAATCTGTAGAAGATCTAAAACTTGCATTAATTCCAGTAGGAGAAGCATTTCTTCAAGCAGTTACTCCAATATTAGAATTTGTAGGCGGAATATTAGAAAGATTTGACAATCTTTCATCTGGGGTAAAGAAAGCAATAGTTGTTTTAACAGTTGCAATTGGTGCAATAGGTCCAGTAGCGCTTATGACATTTGGTTTATTGATGAATGCTTTGGCAAACGGTGCTAAAGGATTGCTGGTACTACGTCAAGGATATCTAAGATTAACTGGTCAGACACAAATTCTTGGAGAACAAACAGATTATTTAACGGTAGAACAACAAAGGGCTGCTGCAGTTGCTCACTCACTAGATCAATCACATGCAAGACTTACACAAACATTTAATGCTGAAGCAGGGGCTATAAGAAATCTTGCTAATGAATATCGTAATGCTCTAGCAGCATTACAACAATTTGCACAACGTAATCCTGGCATGATGATGCCACCAAAGAAATATAATAAAGGTGTTGTTGTAGTTCCAGGAAGTGGAAACAAAGATACTGTTCCTGCAATGCTAACTCCAGGAGAAGCGGTTATTCCTGCAGATATGACAAAGAAGTATGGCGCACTTATTGATGGAATGATTGCTGGAAATATTCCTGGATACAGAACTGGTAAAGGAACTGGAACAGCCGTTGACATACCTGGAGGTTTTGCTGCTGCACATTTTGGTGGCAGTGCATATAGGTCTGGTAAAGAACTTTTAGCAATAGTAGAAGGTCTTAACACTGCTTTTGCTAGACAAATCAGAACGATGGTTGCAGAAGTAGAGGGTGGGCTAGATAGAGTATTTACAGTATTTAGCAATGAAGTTATTGCTACTTCTACAGAACTTAATCGTGCAGTTGGTAGAACTGGAAGTGGAAAGAAAGCAGATGTTGGGCTTGCTCGTAGAGATCTAATTGAACGTGGAGAAGTACGAGATATTGAACTTCAGCGTCAACTTAAAAGTGCGGGGGTATCAGTAGAAGAAATTAAAATAATTAACAAGAGAGTTACAGAAGAAATCAAAACAGGTTTTGACAAACTTGGAGATATTACTGAGGTAACTGCTGAAGATTTAGATAAATTAATTAGTGATGCGTATAATGAAGTTGCAAGAACAGATCAGCGTGTAAAAGATGCACAAGCCAGAATGCGTCAGGCCACCGCTTTAACAGACCCAAGAACAGATTCTCGTGTTGCCTTAAGCAAAGACCCTTATTTTAAATTTAGAAAATCTGGTGCTTATTTTGGTGGAATGGAAGAAATGGCTGGCGCTGGAAATGTGCCATACCAAGAAAAAGCAAGATTTAAAATTACAAACCCAATGGCAGAACAACTTGGTCTTACATCTGCTAATGCTGCTGCCGTTTATGCTCAATTTTCTGATGAAGTAAAAATTAGACTCGCCTCATTAAGAGGAGATATTGCAAAATTTACTGCAGAGTTCCAAAAAGAAGCAGAACTTGCAGGACTTAAAACAGGAGAATCATATAAACTTGGCGTAGAAAAAAGTGGCTTAAAAGATATTTATGTTGAATCACGTCAAAGAACAAGCCCACATCCACTTGCACCTAAAGATGGAAATGATGATGGAACTGCATATGAAAAAGCAAGAGAGGGTGCAGTAACAAGAACTAGACGTAGTGCAGGTACTGGAGTAATTACACCAGGAACAGACTTTGATATTAAAAAAACTAATGATGGAGTATCAGTTTCACAAGTTGCCAATGCTGCAGTTATTTCAGAAGCAACAAAAAAGTCTGCAAATGACATGGTTGCATCTGCCAAATCTTTCCAAGACAGAATGACTGGCCTTAATAGAGGCTTAATGAGTGGAACTTTTGCTCTTGGATCTTTATCTGGATTAGCATCAATGAGTGGTGGTAAATTAGGAGAATTTGCGGGTACCGTTTCAAAATTAAATCTTGCAATGTTTGCATTAATGTCAGTTACACAAATGCTTACACAAACACAGTTCTTAAAGTTAGCATCGGATAGGGCTTCTGCTGCAGGCCTACTAATAGGAAATACTGCCACTAAAAAAATGGCATTTAATTCAACCCTGTTTGCTGGGGGTATTAAAAAACTACTCCCTAATCTTTTTAATTTTGGTAAAGCGATTGCAAGATTTTTAGGTCCAATTGGGTTGGCAATAACAGCAATTGCAACAACTGCATCAGTTATAAGAGGCGTAAATGCTTGGAGAGAAAAAGAAAGGTTGACAATCGAAGGTCTTGGAGATGCTGCTTTATTAACTAAAAATAAATTAAAAACTTTAGGTGATATTTTTGGGGTAGTTCCACAAACAACTGCATTAGAAAGAACTGGTCCATCTCTAGTAGTAAATAGAGAAGAAAGAACAAGGATTGATGAGTTAAGGTCTAATCAGGACTTCTTAAAGCAATTTGAAAATGACATAAAAGCACTAAGACAGGCAACTACCGAAGAGGCAGAACTAGTTTTCAATTCACTTGCAATACAACTTAAAGGCAAAGGTTTTGCAAAAGAACAAGTTACAAATATTATTCAGGCTCTTCAAGAAGAATCTGGAAAAGTTGATCTTAAGTTTGATTTTGCAAGCATAGATTTAGGAACTGATCAAGGACAAGCAACATTAAAAAAGAATATTGCTGATCTAGGCAGTTTTTTAGGAAAAGATTTTTCTGCAGGGTATACGGAAGAAACACAGAGTGCAATAAATAGGGCTACTGGAGAAGTGGTAACTTGGACAAAACAAACACTCTCCAAAGACTTAAAAAAGACTGTTTCAACTGTTTCTAAATCAGTAGTTGGAATATTAAATGGTATTTCTGGTCAACTAGAAACTGGCACAATAACAGCAAAGCAGTTTGATCAAAGTTTTGGTAATATTTCTAAAGCAGTTTCTAACATGCCAAAGCCACAGGCCGCTCTTTTAATGGGGGAAGTGTTTAAAAATCTTCCTGGAGAACTAGCAAAGAGTGCAGCAGGATTAAAAAATACATCAAATCAGTTATTATTAGTTGAGGCTGCAATGCTTGGTGTTACAACAATTACACCAGCCATGATTGCAGCACTTGAAATGGCAGAAGAATCTTTAGATGGTGGAGCACAAAGAGCAGCAAGCAGAGTAAGAAGAAGAATTAAAGAAGAAATTGCCAGCCTTAAAGAAATTCGTGAACTTGTTGCTAAAGAATTGGGCGGTGGCGGTGGTGGCGGTGGTGAAAAATCTGTATATCAAAAAGCCATTGAGGAATTAAAAGAACAAAGAAAACAATTAATTAAGTCACAAGATGCTTTTGCTAAACTAAAAAAGGCTGGTGTTGAAACTGGAAGAGCATTTGAGATAGCATCTAATCCAATTCTGGCCGCTGCTATTGCTACAACAAAAGTAGGAACGCCACAATGGAAAGAACTTCTTAAATTAATTAAAGATGTAAATAGAGAACTATTGAGCAGTGAACTTCTTAAATTCTTTGAAGGAAGAACCGCAGAACTAAATCTAAAGAAACAATTTGCTGAAATCCTTCCACTGCTAGAAGGCATGGGGCTGAAGTCTGAAGATATTAAAGCAATATTTTCTGATCCAGATTTAGCAAGGGCGTTTATAAAAGACCTACAAGATGGTGTATTAAACTCTAAAGAACTTGCCAAATATATTGAACAAATACCAGAAATTAAAAGGATTGATCTTATTCTTGGTTTTAGTGAAGATGATGCAGAAGCAGAGTTACAGCGTAAAGCAGATGAATTATTTGGATTTCTTGAAAGAGCAGTACAGCGTGAATATAAGCCTAAAATTACAAATGCTGAAAAGGAAGTGGAGGCAGCACAGGCTGCTGTAGATAAAGTTCAGGCAGTTGTTGACGGATATGAAAGAGATATTGAATCTTTACAAAGAAAAACAGAATTAAATCTTTCTAGACCAATAGAGGCATTCCAAGAACAAATTGCTGATTTGCAGCGCAATATTGAATTAAATTTTGAAAGACCTATTGAACAACTTAGTGAACAAATTAATTCTATTGAAAGACAGATAGAGATTAGTTTTGATAGACCTATTTCTGGACTACAGGCTGATATTGAAGCAATGCAACGCAGCATTGAACTTGGATTTGAGCGTCCAATTGCTGCATTACAAGAAGAAGCATCTGACTTATCTAATGAACTTGAATTAATGGATCGTGCTGCTGAAGAAATTAACAGCAAATATGATGCACAAGAAGAGGCCTTAAGTAGAATATCTGATATTAATCAAGAGATTGCTGCTCAACAAAAATCACAACTTAGTATTGCAGACGCTTTAACTCAAGGAGATATTTCTGCTGCTGCACAGGCTGCACAGGAAGCAAGAGCGCAAGCCGCTGCTTCGGCATCAGAAAGGGCTTCTGGAACCATAGATGCTGCACGTCAGGCTCAATTAGAGGCTTTGCGTACACGTCAGGGAATGACAAGAGTACAGGTAGAACAACGTCAGTTTGCTATTAGTCAACAAGTATTTAATTTAGAAGAGCAGCGTGAAGCGGTACAGGCACAAATTCTTGCTAAACAAGATCAGATTTATGCATTAGAACAAGCAAGAATTCCTTTACAAGAACAAATTCGTATTAAGCAAGATCAAATTTATGCATACCA